CTGCCGGTGCCGGTGTGGCGGGCGCGGTGGCCGTTGCCGCAGACCATTTACCAGCGGCGGGGTCTTTGCTTGGAAATCTTGCTCCGGTGGCGCAGACAATCGCCGTGGTTGTTGCGGCCATGTTGATTGTTTACCTTCTTTGGAGGCGTTCCAAATGATGATTGATTGGTGGGCCGTGCTTCTCGTGATTGGCGGAATTGTCGCGTTGGTCTATGTGGTGGTAACGTGATGTGGCTTTACACAACCCGCATAGGGCGCACCATATCGGGCGTTGTGGCGCTGTTCATAGCGTTGCTGACCTTTGGGGCATCGCAGCGACGCAAGGGCCGCAAGGACGTCAACGACGAACTGTCCGAAGCCTACAACGACACAACCAAGGAGGTGCGAAATGCGCAAACTGATTTGCCTGCCGATCCTGATGATGTTCTTGACCGCTTGCGAGTCATCGCCGAACGAGGGCGCAGCGGCGGCAATACTTGACGCGGCTGTGCCAGTGTCGCGCGAACATGCTGATGCGCTTGTGGGTGATGATCTGGACGCAATGCGCGCGACCGGCTTGGAGCTTATCACGATTGTGAATTGTCACCCCAACGGGTGTTGACACAGTTAAGCCGCGCGGGTTGATTACTGCGCGGCTTTTCGTTGGGTCGTTTATGATGCTTACGTCATAGCGCAAGTTTATGATTTGTACGCCATAGCGTCGGGCGCGTCTAAAACCAAACTGTAAAGCGTCCGTCCTGCCCGTCGTGCGGGTGGTGGACAAAGCACTCAACAGCTTGGCGGTTTACATACCCGTTGCGGTCGTGCCAGCCGTCTGGCGGTGACATACTGCGGACGTATTCAATCTGCACGTTATCGCCTTCCATGCTGCGGGCGGCGTTGTGCATCATGGTCATGCCGATATGATCCTTTTCGCGCTTGTGCGATAAGACGCCCGCTTGCTTGCGAATTTTGTGGTGTAGGTGGTGGACGTACCAATACCGATGCGTGCAGTCTGAAATATGCGCGCGGGCCTCTGTCATCATCAACGGGTAAAGGTCGGCTTCCTTGGCCCCGTCGCCGTGCGTCAGGCCGATTAGGTTGCCTTCAAAGCGGTAGTATTTGCGGTGCAGTTCTGAAAGGTTGTATTCTGTCGCTGTGACATCGGGGGCATTGCGAAACCATGCGCCAAGCTGTTGGGCCAAACACCATCCCATCAACCAGTCGTGATTTGACGGGATGTAAATAATATCGACGGGCGCGGTTAGACGTGCCAATTCAATGCAGCCCACATACCCGCCAAAGCCGTCCCTTGCCATTTGGTGTATGCTGCCGTGCGTATCTTGCTGCGTGCCGCTTGTGGTGCTGGACCGCGCATTGTCTACGTGCAGGATGTCGTTGCCGATAACAAACAGGATGCGCCCAATTCCCATGCCCGACGCCTTGCGGATCAATTCGCGCGTGCCTTCAACCATTCGGCGCACCGCAATTTCGCGGGTATACGTGTATCCCGTTTCCGTTTCAACGCACAGCTTTCCTACGTGGACATCGGCCAGATCAATGACAAGCAAGCATTCGCCGTCTGGCTTTTCGCGTATCTCGTATTCCGGCACATCCATGTTTTGCAGGTCGTCAATCGCGCCTCGGATCGTGTCAAGGAACCCGTCGGTTTCTTCTTGGCTAGCCGGTGCAGACCAGCGGTTGTTGCCAATCTTTTCGCCAGCGTCGTTAAAGACCCCAATCCAGCCTCCCTTGATTTCAGCACCGCCTAGACCTGACAGGTTCATGCTGTTGCGCGCGCCTTCGGATAGGTGCAGCCCGCGTTCTTTGGCTTTCTTGATGCGGCTTTGGAGCGTGTTGTAATTTAAACCCAACCCCCTAGCCGCGTCTGCTAGGTTGTCATTATGTCGGCTTAGTGCCTCAAGGGCTTCAATTGCTAGGGCGTCTGACATGGGTGGTGTTGGCATGGTTTAACCTTCCAGGGTGTGCAAGCCGATGCGGTTGCATTTGCCAAAAGAAAGGCAATCGGCTTGCGTTGGTTATGCGTATCACGCAGGGGGTTGATTGTTAAGGGTTTTCGATTGAGCGATATTCTACGGTGCGCCCCGCTTCCTTGGCGGCTGCAATGCCGTATTCCATCCCGCGCGTTATTCCGCGATCTGTATATACAACGCTTCCGTCTGCCACTGCACGCCAAGCCAAACCCGCATCAATGCCGTGCTGCCGTTCCTCTGGGTCGCTATCATCCAGGATTGTTGGCTGCGTGTAAAGCAGGTGCGACGCAATCGGTGCCTCCCCCCGCATTAGGCTGTCACGGACGCACAGGCGCGCGTAGTCAATGTTTGCTTGTTCGTCGCCCGCAAAGGGGCTTTCTAAGATAACTAGGCGCATGCTATTCTCCCTCACTCATTTCCGCGCCCAAGGCCATATAACCCGCGCCGTCTACATTGCTATCACGGTGCGGGCCGTTGCGCAGGCGTGCAATCTTTAACAGCGCCATCATGTGACAGGCATCCGCTGCGGTGACGGGGTGGCCAAGGTAGGCCGTCCACATGTCCGCAATGCAGCCGAATGACTCTTGCGGGGTGCCGTAGTCTTGCTCACGGTCGCCATTAATAAGCGCGTCTGCTTTGGCTAGTATTTTGGTGCGCGTTTTCATACCCCCGTACCAATCACAATGCAGTCAAAGTCGTCAATGTAGCGGCCTTCGGGCAGGTCGTGATTATACAGGAAACCTAACACCTCATTTTCGCATTCGGTCATTTCGGCGAACTGCTCAGGATAAGCAATGCAGCCGTTGATTGCGTATGGCTCCATAGGCCCTATTCCGCAGATTAGTATGTATCCAAGTATCATTGTGTCTCTCCTGTAAATGCTGCCGTGATAGCGGCGCGGTGGTGGGTGTCGGCTGCGGTTTGGGCGGCTTCAATACTGCCGTACAAACCCATGCCAAATACTAAATGTGATGCCCTGATTTTTAGTTTCCACTTACCTTCAACTGGCGCAACACTGTAGTAAAGCCCACTGACAAACACAGGGGCTAACATTTCGCCACTTACACGCTTAAAGGGGTAATTCCAAACCAACGGCGCAATCATGTCAGGCAGGGCGGCTAGGATCGCGTCGGCAAGTTGATCTGCGTTATTGCTGCTGTAACGCAACGACCTAGCAACCTGTGAAATCTGGTCACGCATACTCATTTTGTAATTCTCCAATCTAGGTTGCGGCGTTTGATGTGTTGCATCAGGTCGCCTTGCTTTGGGTTGTTGTGCCTTACGCAAGTCTTGTATGAGTTGAGCAGGTATTCGTCAGGCATGGCCCCGATCCAGATTATGCCGTCGTGTGACATCCATTTATCAGGCGGCACACCCTCTTGAGGGTCGTTTGGCATATCAATGCCCCCACACAAATGTTTTATACATGAGACCGCCAACAAACACGACGGCCAAGACGGTCAAGGCAAACGCCAAGGCTTTGTTGATCACGCATTCGGCCTTGTCTGTGAAAACCTGGCGCTCGTGCTGGTCCTCCATCTGCGGGATTGTTGGCGTGGGCTGATTGCCGCAATTTACATGCGTGAGATTTGCGGGCCGACACCCTGATGACCGCCATGCCGAAATCATGGATTCATGGCTTCCCAAGTTGTAATATGGCGCATCTTGTGGCGTTGGCTTGTGTGGCGTTAAGGGCGGCATGTTGTAATGTGGTAGGGTCATGGTTTTGTTCCGTTCTGCTGGTGAATAAATGCGGCGGGGATAACGACAACGCCGTCGTGGAATCTGCTCAGGCTGTGCCGTGGGTCACACATTCCCGCCGCGTGTTCGTCAAAGTCGGGATAGTGCGCGTCTGTTGCGGCCTTGCTTGCTGCCGCGTCGGCTCTGGCCCACTGGATGCGTTGCGCGTCGTCGGCTGCGTCTTGCTCTGCGTCGGTCATTTCGCCACCGTCAACAGGTTCTCGGTCATTGCTTGGGATGAAGCGCGCAGCGGGGCCAGCACGTTGTCGGGCAGGTTCATGTCGTGGCCGTCGTCAATGACCTTGGCCAAGCCCTTTTGCCAGTCAATGACGCGCTGTTCTTCTTTGCTGACCATGCCCGCAATGAAGTCCAAGGCTTGATTGATTGCGTCGGTGGGGTTGTGGCTGCTAATGCGCTCGCCGCCATTAAGGCCGTGCCGTTTGTAAAGGCAAATCGACCATTTGCCAGACTGAGTAACAGAAATTGACGGCTCAAGGTAAGGCTGACCGCCCAGCTTCTCAACCAGCTTGGTGTGGATATCCACCAGCGCGGCGGGGATGTCTTTAATTTCGATTGTCATGGTCGTCTCCTTGGTTGCTTATGCCTCACCATACGTCCAGCAATCTGACATGGCAAGCGTTATTTTCGGACAATGCAGAATTATCACGTTGACAATCCAGCGGCAATGTCCGAAGGTAGGCACATGATAAACCCAACAAAGGACGACCACATGCAAACCATCCAACCAGCAGAACAAAAAGCCCTAGACCAGATTGCAAAATTCCGCACGCGCACCGGCATGGCAAAAACAATGTTCGGCAAGCACGCCGTGGGCGATGCCAACCTGATCGGCCAGCTTGAAGGCGGTCGGCAGTTGCGCCACGAAATGCGCGAAAAGATCAAGGCGTTCATTGCAACGTACAAGGTGAAGAAATGACCGACGCACCAGAAACAATTTGGACAACGGGCAACAGTCAAACGGGTTCTTGGAACAATTCCGACGTGCGGTATTGCCCCGGAACCAAATACACCCGCACCGACATATCCCAAGCACGGATTGCGCAGCTTGAGGAGGCGCGTGACTTAGGCATCATTGAAGGTGACCTTGTTGCCCAATTGCTTGTCGTGGCGCAGCAAGCACGGATTGCGGAGCTTGAAACAGCATTGAGGTGCCTCAACCAATGGTTTGACACCGATCCGGAAATCATTGATGCGATGAGTCCTGTTGAATTGTTAGCGCATCAGCGGGCGCACGCGTGGGTTCTTGACGCCCTGAAGGCCAAGCCATGACCCCAACAAACCAGAAGTGCGTAGACTGCGTTCATTTCTTTATTGACGGTGAAGGATGGGAATTGCCGCAGTACGATTATGCAAACTGTAAGGCGCGGCCAAACTTTGCATACCTCAAGTCATTCCCTTTCAAAAACACCAAATGCAAAACATACGAGGCAAAGGAACCCAAGCCATGACCCCAACAAAAACCGCAACCGATTGGAGCGCAGCACGGGGCCGCTACATAGCCCTTATGCTGCAAGGGCGCACTGGTGAGGCACGCAAGCACCTGCCGCGCCTACGGGCCGCAAATCATGCTGTAATGGCGGAGGAATTAGCTGATGAGTAAAATGGCATTTGAAATGGGCCGCAAGGCTGGGTTGAAGGAAGCCGCCGCGTATTGCGAAAAAACGGAAATGGGCGTTGGACCAAAGGGTCGTGGAAAATACATTGCGCATCCATCAACGTGCTTTCAAACGGGAAGCGGCACACACGCGGGTATGGGTTACGCGGAAAACTTGCGCGGCCTAGCGTTAAGGGACTTGCGCAATGGCTAAATGGAAAGCACCGCAAAAAGCGCGCCGCGACGAAAACGAGCCGGAGATATTCGCAATCCTGCGGGCGTATGGGTTCAACGTAGAGCCGACAGACAAGCCAGGGGATTGCATAGCGGGCTATCGGGGCCGCAACTACATCGTGGAGGTCAAGAACGGCCCCAAGGCGACGCTGACAAAGTATCAGACGGGATTCATTGAGCGATGGACGGGCCAGCATGTCATTCTCTGCGACATTGCGGAGGCCGAGGTGTGGTGCAAACTGATCCGCGACGGGTTTGACGCGCCAGTGCAGTTTCGCGGGCAGGTATCATAACGAGCAAGACCCGCTGAAATCAATCAACGGGTCTTGTCATTTCTTCGCCATTCTGATAGGCTGCAAGCGTCACACTATGCAGGTCATTGATAACGCACATGCGGATCGAACGCAAGACCTGCCCAAATCAAAGGGCTAAAAATATGGGCAAGCGCTCAGACTTTAAAAGAATACCTAGAGACTTTTACCCAACGCCATTGGCGGCGGTTGCTCCCCTTATTTGTCATATAGGCGCGGACGTAGCGTATTGGGAGCCATGCGCAGGTGAGCGTGATTTAATCAACCACATTTCAGAGCTTTGCCCACAGTCTTTTTGCGTAGGCGCAATGGACATACAAAGCCCAGACGCGGACAGATTTGACAACTGGCACGACATTCTTGAGGTCGGCGACGCGTTGCAATCTAACGCGCCACCGGAGGCTGATTACATCATCACCAACCCGCCTTGGGACCGTACAATACTGCACCCAATGATTGAACACTTCTCAGCAATGCGCCCAACGTGGTTGCTGTTTGATGCCGACTGGGTGCACACAAAGCAATCCGCGCCGTTTATGCCATGGCTGCGCAAGATCGTATCAGTGGGTCGCGTGAAGTGGATTCCCGACAGCAAGATGACGGGCAAAGACAACTGCGCTTGGTATCTTTTTGACCAGAACGGCGAAGGCGCAACCCAATTCTACGGTCGAACAACGTGAGCGGATGGTATGCAGTCCAACGCGGGATTACCGCGCACCACCTGTTTAAGGGCAAGCCTGAGCGTCTAGCGGTCTGGATGTGGATTCTGGACAACGCCGCTTGGAAGGACACCACACACGACGTTCAAGGGCGCACAGTCAACGTGCCTCGTGGCTCTGTTTGCGCAAGTAGCAGGCACATAGCGGACGCGGTTGGGGTGGGTCATCAGGTCGCCAGAACCGCATTGAAGCGCTTCAAGACCGAGTCCATGATTAACACACAGCCAACACACGGCAAAAACGTGATAAGCCTTTGTAACTTTGAGAAATATCAGGACCCAAACGCAAAGGCCAACACGCAACCTAACACACCGCTAACACAGGGCCAACACACGTCTAACACACAAAAGAAACAAGGTAACAAGTTAACAAAAGAAGGACCTAAAGGTCCTAGCGATTTTGAGGCTGTTGAAATCCTGTCTACCATCGTTCCCCAGCAACTTGCTAAGGACTTCGCAGCACATCGAAGGGGCATGGGGAAGGCCAAGGCGCTGACACCAAACGCAGCCGCCGCAATGCTTAAGAAGCTGGACGGGCATCACGACCCAATCGCAGTTTTGACAGACAGCATTGCAAACGGATGGCAGGGCATTTTCCCTGAGAAAATAAAACCCAACACAAATGGAGGCTACAATGGCCAATCAAATTCAAACAATCTACACGGACGCGGCGCAGGTTCCCAAGCTACCCAACGGCCTGACGCCTCTCTTGAGCGCATTGCTCGACTCGCGGGCGTTGTCCAAACATCGGGCGATGATAGGTTTTGAGCAGGAAGTGCTTGCCAAGACGGTTGACCGCTTTGGCTGGGACCGCGACGCAGGTTCTCCCTCGCATGACCGCATGGTGACTGATTGGATGAACGCCCTGCAAGACTTTCCATTGACTGAGGTGCAAAGGGCTTGCCTTGCTGCTATCTCGGCAAAGCCAGACAAGATGCCTAATTGGGGACACGTCAAGGCGCAGATATTGGCGGCGCGTCGTGTGGCGATTGCAAGCCAGCCAAGGCCGGTTGAGCAGGTAGTGACTAAGAAACGACTGAGCGACGAAAGCGAAGCCGAGCGCGTGTCTATCATGGCGGGCTTTAAAAAGGGAAAGGTGGTTTAATATGAACTTGCAATCTTTAGTTTTTGAAACAATGAGTGACGCAGAATTGCAGTCTGAACAAAGTCGCCTTCATAGCCTTTCTGTAAGGTACGGAAACGAAGCGGCTGAAATTGGTACTGAACTTTTTAAGCGTTCAATTTTGGCTTTTGAAGAATTAGACAAAAAGGAAACCCCATGAACCTCCAAGACATCGCAGAGGCAACAGCCGACCACTACGGGACAACCGTTGAGGCTATGCGGGGATATTCTAGGCTTCCAGAGGCAGTAAGGCCGCGCCAGGTGTACTGTTTCATTGCAACTAAATGGAAATGTGGAGGCCCCGCCACAATCGGCAGATACATTAGCAGGGACCACACAACGGTAAATAGTTCTCTTGCACGTGTGGAAAAGTATGATATAAGTGCGGAAGTTGCCGCAATCGAATGTGTTGCGTGCATCGACTGGAACGCAATCGCGTTTACAACCAACAGAAACCATGAAGGAACAAACCATGCCAATGTTTACTAAAAAACCAGTAACGATAGAGGCCCGCGAATACACCCGCAACGGCCTTGAAGCCGAACAGGTTGCCAAGTGGTGCGGCGGCAACCAGACAGATGAGGGCTGCATCATTCACACCTTAGAAGGCAACCACCTCGCCCAATATGGCGACATGATTATCAAAGGCATCAAGGGCGAGTTTTATCCATGCAAGCCTGATATTTTCGCAGCAACTTACACCGAAGCATAAGGACCAAACCTATGAAACCTGTAGAGGCAATTACTATTGCGATAGCGGCGATTGAGGTCAGCACCCGCGCGATGCCTGATGAAGATGTTAAAGCTGCCTTGCGAGTCTTGAGTGTCACACGACGCGGAGAAATTGAAAAGCAAAAGATGGCGGCAATTGCCAGCCTTACATAAAAGGGACCAAACCTATGACAGACAACACAACCTACCGCGTGACAGCCGACGAACTGCGCCAATTCATTGAACGGGTGGAACGGCTGGACGCTGAGAAAAAAGACATTGCAGAGGCAACCAAAGAAGTGCTGGCGGAAGCAAAGGGCCGTGGCTATGACCCCGCATTGATGCGCAAGATTGTTGCACTGCGCAAGCGCAACAGCGACGACATCGCAGAGGAAGAATGCGTGATGGAAACCTACAAAGAAGCGCTGGGAATGTAATCATGAAAAATATCACAATCGCCGGAAACATTGGCAAAAGCGCAGAGGTCCGCACGGCAGGCCAAGGCAAGGTCACAGGCTGGACGGTTGCAGTAGATGACGGATGGGGCGACAAGAAAACAACCATCTGGTTCGACTGCAATTGGTGGGGCCAGCGCGGCGAAAAGGTTGCGCAGTACATCCAGAAGGGCGGCAAGATTACCGTATCAGGCGAACTGTCTAAGCGCGAACACGACGGCAAGACCTATTTGACGGTCAACGTGTCTGACGTGACGCTGCAAAGCAAGGCGGACGGCGGCGGGCAGTCAGGCGACCAGGGCGGCTATGGATCGGGCGGGCAACCAAGCGGCGGCGGGTATGCTGACGGGGTAGGTTCTGATGAAATTCCATTTGCTCCGGTAATGCTTATCTAAGCAAATTAACGCTTGGACAAATCCGAAACATGATATACAACAACAGGGCGGGCGACGGTGTAACAATCACCCCGCCCGCCTTTAACGTATCAAGGGAGACCATGACTATGAAAATACTTTTGACCAGCGCAGCATCGGCGGCGTGTTTGACATCTTTAGGCTGGGGCTTGTCTCTTTGGGCGTTTGTTGCATCTGGCGGCGATCCTTTTGTAATTCAAGGCATGTTTTACGACGCAGACTTCATCACTTTATCATTGATGATTTTTACACCATTCTGTCTTATGATTGCCCTTGGTATGTGGATTAACCAAGGGGACCATAAGTAAAACCCCGCAATCCTAACCCCCACAACACCAAAGGAAACCATGACATGACAAACCCACACCCAAACCCCGTTGTATACCTCGGCGCAGTCCTAGACGCATACGCCGCGGACATAGACAACCCCGACACGCCCAACATTCCCCAGCACGCTGTAACGCTGCTACGTAACGCATTCACAGCCGTTGGCGTTGACTTTGATCTGAGCAAAGGGGCAGCGGCATGAACTGGGACCTAGCAAAGATTGAGCTTCAAAAGCCGCTATCGTCTGATGCGGTCAAGCCACCACCTAAAGGCAAGTTTGGCGAATACGTGGACGGGCTGCATGTCATCCGCGAGGCCAACCGCATCTTTGGGGAGGACGGCTGGTCGTATGAAGTCACCCGCCTTGAAATGTCACACCGCGCAATCGTTGATCTGACATACAACGGCGAAACGAAACAGCAGGTGCGGTGCTCGTATCTATGCGCTGTGCGGGTAAACGTGGCCGGTGTGATACGTGAGGGCTTGGCCGTGGGCGTGGGCAACGGCAAGCCAGAGAACGAGGGCGACGTGATCGAAAGCGCGGTTAAAGAAGCCGAGACGGACGCGCTCAAGCGGGCATTGCGGACGTTTGGCAACACATTCGGGCTTGCGCTGTATGAAAAGGACGCGGCCAAGCGGCAAATTGAACGCCCCAAGTCCACGCAAGAAAAGGTAAACGATGCGCAAACGGTTGACGACATCAACGCACTGATTGCCGAGGTGAAGGCGCTCAACAAGCCAGCCGCAAGCCAACACCTGCACGAGCGCGCGATTGCATTAAATTTGCATTACGACAAGGATGTCAGCAAATACACGGTGATGGAATGACCAAACTGAAAGTCCTTGATCTCTTTAGCGGGATCGGGGGCTTTAGCCTTGGCCTTGATCGGGCAGGCGGGTTTGAAACCGTGGCTTTCTGCGAAATTGAACCATTCCCCCGCAAAGTTCTTGCGAAACATTGGCCGGAGGTGCCTTGCTATGAAGACGTTACCAAACTCACAGGCGACATTCTTAGACGAGACGGCATTTCCGTTGATGTCATCACAGGGGGATTCCCGTGCCAAGATATTAGCGTCGCTGGAAAACAAGCAGGCATCGGGGAAGGCACCCGCAGCGGATTGTGGTCCGAAATCGTCCGACTTATTGGCGAACTGGCACCCCGCTACGTCATCGTGGAGAACGTCGCAGCGTTGCTTAGTGGCCCAAGTGAACAACGAGGGGGATGGTTTGGCTCAATTCTTGGAGACTTGGCCGAGTGCGGGTATGATGCGGAATGGGAAAACATACCAGCGGCAAGCGTGGGCGCTCCCCATCGCCGCGAAAGGGTCTGGCTCGTGGCCTACCCCTCGCAGTTGCAGCGCAATGGCAGCGGAGAACATAGGCAACCGAGTAAACGACAGGTTCCCAAATTCAGAAAGCGTGGTGGCGCGAAGTTTGTGGCCGACGCCGACAACCAGGGACTACAAGGGCGGACGCAAGCCGGAAACCCTAGCGGCATCGGGGCGGGGGGCTACCAATTCTTTGAACGATGCGCTCACTTGCCAAGGACAGCATGGCTCCCTGAACCCGACGTGGGTCGAGTGGCTAATGGGGTTCCCCAGCGGGTGGACAGACTTAAAGGACTAGGAAACGCCGTTGTGCCCCAAATCCCAGAACTGATAGGCCGCGCAATTATGGAAGCGGAGGGAATGACGTGAGAGATAGTGCAAGAGACCAATCATATGACAACTTTGAAAAGAAATCACGGCATTATGGGCCTAACGGCACAATCATGCACACCTCAACGGAGAAATCAGCATTTAACGCTGGATGGAAGGCGGCACTTGAGGCGGTAGACCGCGCGATTATGGAAGCGGAGGGCATGACGTGATGAGGTCAGCCGTAACGCCCGAACAGGCGGGGCGCTTGGCGGAATGGGTGGAGGGCTTGCCGGTGCCTTTCACCCTGACATTCAAGGAGGGCAAGGTGCGCACGATAAGCCAGAACGCGCTTATCCACAAATGGATCGGCGAGATTGCCAAGCAGACACACAGCGCAATTGACCAGGTGAAGCGGGAATGCAAGTTTTACCAAGGTTGCCCGATCCTCATGGCAGACGACCCCGCTTTCTGCGCATTTCTCAAGCACCTTAAAAACCTGACACTTGAGGAAAAGATAGCCGCAATGGACTATGTATCAGTGACATCGGAAATGACGACCAAACAGCTAAGCCAAATGGGCGAAGCAATGCGCGCCAAATATCTGCCGCAAGGCATCCACATGACAGACCCGGAGGGCAACAGATGATCGAACATGTAGAAATTACACCAAAGGAGCCAAGAATGATAATCGAGCCAATGCCTAGAACAGATTTAACGTTGCCACCTTTTGCAGGCACACACCCCCTCAACCTGCAGGAAATGGTTGCCGGGTTTAAGTCGCTTTTGGCCGATAAGGAATACATTGACCTGCGTGAAAGATATGGTCGCGGGCAGTTATCTTTCTACGGCACTATAGTTAACCGAGAGCGGCAAGCACTCGGTTTCAGCGTAACAGATTAGGAGGGCAGTTAGATGCTGACGAGAGAGGAACGGTCTTGGCTAAGAAAAATGCAGAACCTTATTGATAAATGCCCCCCGCGTCTGGGCTTTTACACCATTGGAGACCCCGAGATAGGGGTCTTTGATCTGGACAAGGAGAGCGAGTTTGATGGTTACAAAGATCTGGTGAGGGAGTTGGACAGGTGCGATGCGCATCTTGGGTCGCTGGGATTTCCTAGCTCCGTCCATGGTGTGTGCGGATGATATCTACAACCAACGATAAGGAGGGTTAAAAGTGAGCGAATTTGCAAACCATCGCCCCGTCTACGCCAAGGGCCAGACACCACCCAAGGCACCCCGCAAGCACATGAAGCGCAACACTAAACCGAAAGAGGTTTGCGAGCCTGGCAAGATGTTTGTGTCAGAAAAACTACGTAAATTTGCCAAGGGCCAACCGTGTCAGATGCAAAGCGAATGGTGCAACGGCAACAACGAAACAACGGTTTTATGTCATTCGCGACGCGGGGCGGGCGCGGGCATGAACCAGAAACCTTCAGACTGGTGGGGTTATCATGGCTGCAGCGACTGCCATGCGCATGAGCACAAAGCATACGACAGGGAATTGATGGGCGCTATATACCGCACGCAGACCGCCGTGTTCGAGCATTTCGGCAGCCTGACGCCGTGATTATTATTCTGTAATATCCGAATTAGGGCTTGCCATAGGAGATTGCAGCGAGTAGGATAATCATAGAAGCAAACAAAGGATCAAGACCATGACACAGATGACACCACACGAGATACGCGAGCAGCACAGAAACGCAAACGCACGCGCACGCATTGAACTGGCCGCAGCCGGTGGACTTGCCAGCGACAAAACCCTGCGCGATGAATTTGCGGGGCGGGCTATGATTGGTTGGATGAGCGCAGCAGACCCAGACGATTATCTGGACCCAAAGTTTGTTACAGCCCTATCGTATGAACTTGCCGACGCAATGCTAGAGGCACGCAAGGCCCCGGAGGAGGACCAATGACCGAGGGGATTGACTTTCCGTGCATTGATCACGATTCGAAAGATGCTTTGGCTCGCGTTCTTGCCGATGACGGCTTTTCGATTTGCTTGGCTGATGAGGTTGCACGGGTGGCCGTTAACTTGCTGGATCGTGCAGGATGGCAGATTACACGGAAGACGACAGGGGAGGGCGAGTAGATGACACAACGAGCAAACGACTTTATCATCTGGCGCGCAGGAACGTCGGTCAATTGGGAATGCACCGCGCAAGAGATTGCGGATGAGACGGGATTGGCACGCTCAACAGTTTGGAAAACTTGTGGGCGTCGAAAGTGGAATTTAGCGCGGCGCGGGTACACAAGTCGGCATGGCATTGACACCATAATGGCACATCCAGCAATGCAAAACGGCGGTGCAACATGAACGCCGACACGATCCCACACGTCATCGCCAACGCGTTCAAGGTGCCAAGCCACGCAACGCAGATTGAGGAATTGGTCGGCGCTGCAATCCTCAAGGCAGAGCGCAAGGCCAAGCACGTCGCAAAGATTCCCACGTTTCCAAAGTTAATGCTGGGCATTGATAAGGCCGACACCGAACACTGGTTTAAGAAAGCCAAGGAACTGGTAGAGGTTTTAGAAGGTCAACCCCCTATGGGTCGAGAGCAACTTGCGGCAATCATGGGGTGCTCAAAGGAAACGCTGGCAAGGCGGGCTTCTTTTGCAGTAAAAAAGGGCATGATTGTCAAGTTTGATACAAAGTCTTGGGAAGCTGGCGTACCGACCATCACCTATGCAATTGGAACGGGGAGCAAGACATGAAAAAAGATTTTAACGTTAAGATAACGGTTAGAAACAACCACCTGCTTTCTGCCGTCATGGAAAAGTTTGGAAGCGGGGCCGAGCTTTGCAGGCAGTCTGGCGTCAACCCTGCTCAATTGGCGGCTTATATGACCATGAAGCAATCGCCCGTTGGGTTGTCAGGTTGGAAAGATGTTGCGATAAACATTGCCACCGCCTTAAATATGTACCCTTCCGACCTTTGGCCGGAGCATATGCAGACCGTCAAGCTGAAAACCGCAACAGCCGAGGTTCAGCTTGACGCAAAGGAGGTCCAATCAATTATTGCGGGGGGCTATGAAATCGACCAGGTGGCCGCGTCTGACCTTATTGGTAAAATATCCGAGGGCCTTTCGCCGCGATACAAAGCATTCATGCAGTGGCGTCTTGCCTATGGGGCCGAGGCAACGCTTGACGAGTGTGGTGAGGCTTTGGGGGTCACTAGGGAGCGCGCTAGGCAAATTGAGATGAAGTCTATGCAAATTATGCGCAGGGCTTCAAAAAGGCTAGGCGTTGAAAGCATTAGCGAGTTGACGTCTTGACCCCGTCCGAAGAATAACGCATACATAGGACAGGGTCGTCATGGGCCTCTTTTGTTGGTAAGTGGTCCGCGTATTCCTCCCAGAGCGCGGACCACGACAAAGATGTTAGGGAGACCACGGGATGCGCAATGGCGTGAATTATGTTAACTTTGCGTGAAGATTGTTACTAAGCCGCATTGATGTGGTGTGCATTGCTAATCAAGACGCGTTAACGGTTAGATTGACAATGTGTCTGCACACCTCATGAGCGCGGAACGATGGTAGTAAACCGTTGATGGGGCCGCAATCCCAGAGACACGGCAGGTCAGGCCATAAAGCCGCAAGGATGCGCGTTCAACCTGTTCTAATCATCTAAACCCCAAGGGGACAGACAACACACAAAGGAAACACCATGACCGACCCATCTAAGCTATTAGAATTACTGAACGGAGAGTTTTCGTCTTTGACAATTGCGTTCAATGACGATCACGCCTGCAACTACGCGACGGCCCAAAGGTGGCTTGACGAGTGGGGCTTCTATGGAGGCGGGCGAGCAGACGATTGCATTGACTGGCCTTCCGATGAGGAAAGGCTCAAGGCGATATCTGAAAATAGCGTGTGGACGATCCAGTGGTATCCTAACACACCCATTGGACATACTTGCGTTGGCGCATCAACCTTTGAAGCAGCGGCAGAGTTTGCCTTGTCTTTTGTCATGGAGGAAACACCATGACTGACGCACCAGAAACACTTTGGGTTGATCCTGCAAGTGAAGACGATTTAAGCATGTACGTGGGCCACAGTAGCGACACCATGGATTATTTGAACATGGATGTTGAGTATACCCGCACGGCTTACCTTGTAGCAGCCAAAGCCCGCATTGCGGAGCTTGAATCGGCTTTGGATGGTTTGCTTGATATTTCAGACCCAGCATGGAACCCAGTCGCATTTTCAAACGCCCGCGCAGCCCTAGAAACAAAGGAAAAACCATGACAACATTCCAACGTATATTCGCACTACTCACTGCCCTTGCGGTCTGCTTCCTTGCGGTCGTAATTGTGGTGGGGTTGAGTTATGGGGCTGTCGCTGTGGGCGTCATGCTAATAGGCACAATGCTTGCCGTCTTGGTGTTTGTCATTATCGGCGTCGCGTCCGCGATGCTTTCCGGCCATCTTTAACGCTATAGACAACAAAGGAAACACCATGACCATTATGATTGAATGCAGCAGCGCCAAGATTGTTGGCACCGTTGACGGCACTGTCATTGTAACGTTGAACTTTGACTCGGACAGCGGTGAGGGAATGTACGCGGCAGAGATTGCCACGGTTCTTGAGCGGCTCGGCCACAGCGCGTTGCTGGCAAAGGTTCGCAAGGCAAACGAAGACATCGCGCGATGGAATAACGCAAAGCATGACAGCGACATAGACAGGCGCGCAAAGATTGAACAAGACCTGCGAGACTCTGCGGTGGAGTTGCTTATAGACTAACCACCCAAAACCATGTAATATCCCAAAAGCACAAGGGCGATAAAGCCACTGGACGCAAGGACGATAAAATGGCCGACAATAGAATATATCTAAAGCACACGCCTACGGGCAAAGAAGTAACGTTTGCATCAAGGGGCGGTAGCGGCATGTATCATGCAAGCCACAACCTTGCAGAAAAGCTGGAAGCATTCTTTGGAGAGTGCGAGGCTTGCAACGAACCTTGGGACGCATACGAGATCGAATTCGAGGTGCCGCCGTTTGTTTCCATGAAGCGTGACTGACATGAACAAGGACCCATCACCAGATACTAGGTTTGGAGCAAAGAACGGCAACAAACCCAACGGTGGCAAAACATCTGAGCAGCGCAAACTTGAGTACGAATCTGCCCTTATGTCCGCTGAAATTCGCCACGCCATGTTATCCAGTATCAAGGAAAGCATGGGCGAGGGTTCTGACATATTGGATTACCTGCGCGGAGACACTCTAAAGCTGTTCAAGGATAGCGAAGACCGCGCGCATGGAACGCCCAAGCAATCGGTTGATAACACAAGCAGCGACGGCAGCATGACGCCAACAAAGATTGTGCGCGAGTTGGTACATCCGAAGAAAACAAAGGAAAAGCCATGACAAAATCACAAGACTACAAAGGTACAGAAGACATCACAGTCTTGCCGCTGCCTGAATCAATTCTCGTATCCCGTGAACTTATGTTTGCACAGGCCCGCATCAAAAAGTTAGAGCAAGAGCTTGAATGGTTTGCCCGTGGGCGGTTTATGGGATGTAGCGAAAGCGTTCAAGAAATGGCCGCACGTATTATGCGGCGCGCGAGGGGCGCAATTAAATACCTGGCCGACGTGTGACGCGCGACCTACGCATTCCAACAGCGGCGGTGTTTGAGCCATTGCTACACCCTGCACGCTATAAAGGCGCGTGGGGTGGTCGTGGGTCTGGCAAGTCGCACTTCTTTGGCGGGCTGGCTATCGAAGACGCGCTGCGCTTCAAGGGCGACCACGGCACTGGATTGCGCATGGTGTGTTTGCGTGAGGTGCAGAAATCGCTCAAGTTCTCGGCCAAGTCGCTGATCGAACAAAAGCTGCTTGATTTCGGGCTAGGTGAGGCGCAAGGTTTCCGCGTCTATCGTGAGCAGATTGAATTGCCTGGCGACGGCGTGATGATATTCAACGGCTTGCAAGACCACACAGCGGACAGCGTCAAATCGCTTGAGGACTTCCACCGCGCATGGATTGAAGAAGCGCAGTCTGTGTCTGAGCGTTCGTTGACATTGCTGCGCCCCACGATCCGGTCGGAAGGCTCAGAGATATGGGCAAGCTGGAATCCATCACTGCCCACTGATGCCATCGACATGATGCTGCGCAGTGACAAGACGCCCAAGGGGTCTGTTGTTGTCCGCGCTAACTGGTCAGATAATCCTTGGTTGCCACGCACGCTTGAGGACGAACGCCGCGACGTCATGGCTATGTCGCCAGAGCGGTACGGGCATATTTACGAGGGCGAGTATCAGAGCGTAACAGAGGGCGCATATTTCGCCAGCCGTTTGACTGAGGCGCAATTAAGCGGACGCATCGGCAACGTTTACCGTGACCCGCTGTTGAAGGTCTACGCAATCTGGGACATCGGCAGCACGTCCAACGCAGCAGACGCCACATCAATCTGGATCGTGCAGTTCATAGGCGATGAGGTCCGCGTGCTGAATTATTACGAGGCAGTCGGGCAGGCGTTTGACGACCACGTTCATTGGCTGCGCTCCAACGGATATGAGGACGCGGTGTGCATCCTGCCGCACGACGGACGCAAGCACGACTTTGTTCACACAATCACACCGCAGGGCTTTCTAGGCC